ATCAGTGTATCGTCGTACCATCCATTACCGGTGATAGCATCGAATCCTGCAGCCTGTACCAGTTCTCCACCGATGCCAATGTAACCTTCCCAATTTCCTGTAGTATCATCCGACATTTCCATAGAAAAAGTGTCGGCCTCGAACAGGCTGAAGAAGTCTACCGAGTTTGTGTATTGTGCTTGGGTTACCATTGCGTACTCCGTTATCTAACTGTCTAAGATTCTATTATATAGCCGTGCCCAATTATTGTCAACCGTCAGGATCGGTCTGTTAGACGATCCCCATGAGTATCATACACAACACTATAGCATATCCAAATAAAATAAAGCCCATTACATGTTTATCTGAAATCATGACATAGAATCCTTAATAATGTAGATTAAAGAAGCAATTAATATTAATGCGGTTATTCCAAATGCGGATAACATAATAATAGGATTATTTAAATATTTTAAAAACCCAATTGATTCATTCATCAATCTCTTCCAATTCTAATGGACCATAGAACAAGTATTCAGTATCATCATTGATCCATCCATCACCTTCTAGGCCTTCAATATAATCCTCTTCACATAATGCAAGAAATTGTTCTTGTTCCTCTTCATCCATATCCTCAGGGAAATCCCACTCAACCCAACAACCATCATCTAGATTGTCTAACTCCCAATCATAGTCGGAATTAGTAAGATCATACCCATTTTCATTGTCAAGGTCAATATTAGGCTGTTCATCACTTTCACAATAGAAGGTTCCCCAACGATAACCTTCTTCTCGGATAATAGTGACACCCTCTTTAGTCCAATATTGCTTTTCTACAGCATTTTTCTTTGACGCGGTTGATAGTTTCCAAGTTGCCATTTGTTATCTCCTAAATAATTATTCGTCAGTGTCTTTAGTTTTTAAACCGTTACAATGTTTATCAGTTTCTTTATCAATATCCTGAAACATGCGGCGTTCTTGCAATGTTAATTCATTAAAGGTTTTTCTAGGATTAGCGCACATTACACATTTTGGATTACCGCAATTTAATGCATGTTGTTTGGCAAATTTATGAGAGTCTTTGATAGGAACACCATGTTCTTTGGCAATCTTAACTTGTTTTTTTACAGCATTTTCATCTTTAAGTAAACGTTTGGAATGCTTGAACTTATCTTCTTCGGTACTCATTATAAATCCCCTTTAGGATATTTATAATTGTAACACCATAAAAATTAATTGTCAAGCCAAAAAAATACCCCCTTTCGGGGGCTTTGGGTTTATTTACCCTTACTTCTTAGCGCCTGCGTTAACGAAGGCATACATCTTTTCTGCCGTTGATAATACCTGCTCAAGACCAGGAAACTGTGGCATGCCAATTGTAGTAACAACAGTGCCTGACTTTTCATCACGCTGTGCCGAGATTTCCCAACCGTGGAATTTAGCGTGGTATTCCTCCATCATAAGGCTTTTGGCCATATCGAGGATTTCTGTGCGGATTTCATAACCATTGCGGTTAAATTTAACTTCGGGAAGTTTTGGTGTGTAGTCTGACATTTTTTTCTCCTATGTGTGTGTAATGTCGATCCATTAGGTGGATTAGTCCTTCTTTGGAAAGTACCTCTCTGAAATACAATCCATAGAATATTTTCCAAGTTCAACAGTGTTAGAGACTAACATTTTGGCAAACTCGGTTTGGCTATTAATATAGTTATGAGCGGCCCTATTCATCTTAGGATCCGTGATCATTCTATTAGTTAGATCACGTTTAACCCCTTGCAATGAATCAATAAAAAACTCTGGAGTTAATGATGTGGAAGGGGTAGTCCATGCTAGAAAGGGATTAATCATAATGTAATATTTATCTTATTTAAATTTCTCAGGGAAATTTAATTGTTCCCATTCTTCATCTGTAACGGGCCACATTATGGATGAACCTCAAAATCTTTAGGATCAAACTTTAAAAAATGGCGTAATGCGATAATAAAGTTTATCATGTCCATAGTTTAGTAGTAGTGATGAATATTATTGCGTTTACGATAATTATAAACGATTTCGCTCCAAACGGCTAACCACTCATAAAATTTGTTGATGATTTTCATATTAGGCCTTTCTTCCGTATGTGAATTGACGGATAAGATTGTCAACATCTCCACCGTGTTGTGGATTGTGGGCAGCAATAAATCTTTCTAAATCTGTTTTATGTGAGGTAAACCGATCCAATAAATTAATAAACTTGTCAATTAGTGTTAACATTATATGTTTCCTTTTATTTAGTAGTCACTTATGGTTTCTACTAATGTATTTAGTCCTAACATATTGCAGTGCAACAATTAGCTAGTTAAAAAATGGGGATATTATCCCCATTTCGTATCGTACTTCCTAAGTGCTAAGTACCTAGATAATAGTAATCTGAATTTAATATACTCATCAAGTTCAGATACTATTATCTTTTTTGGTGTGATAATGTGTCGACGGTATCCTGATTGTAAGTCCAAGTCTTCAATAGTGATACCATCGCCATCATCATCTAAACAAAAATTACTTACCTGCGGGCGCGGCAGCTGGCGTAGCAGCCTTTGCGTCTGCCTTGGCAGCAGGTGCACCTTCACTTTTTTTCTCGTCTTTCTTAGCTGGAAGCTTAATATCAGCAGCAGGAGCAGCAGCAGGAGCTGCGGCTGGGGCCTTAGCAGGCTCAGCAGCAAAAGCAGTAACAGCGAAAAGTCCAGCGATCAAAGTTGCGATTGTTTTCATTTGTATTTCCTTTATAAGTTAAATGAAAGAGAGTTTAGATACATCGTGTATCTATATCTATTAACGCTTGAGTTACAGATTTCGTTGACAATTATTTTATCGTCCACGCCCAGTTCTGCGAACTACGTTAGTTCCACCAAACCCTTTCGTGTTTGGTTTAGGAATTTTAGGTTGATTAAACTGTGAGGGTTTTTTAACTGGCAAAGTGACAGTTGGTTTTTTTGGTTTGTTTTCTTCGGTCATTGTCTCACCTTTATAGAATTTAAATATTCATGTAAGTTGCCATATAATCCTACCATCATAGCAACCTTACTGTCATACAGTCTGATGTAGGGAAGTTTTTTCGTTTCAGTTTTATTTACACCCAAGTAATATGGACATTTAATTTTTTTGTTTACTTCAAGTACAAAACTATGCAACTTTGCCCTTCTTGTTTAAATTCATAATCATAATGAGATATTTCAGCCAATTGAAATGCTACCATACCTTCATCAGTTAATCTTAGTCCTTCTTGTCTACCTGTCATCCACCACTTGAACATTAGGTCTTCAACTGGGATTTCATGGTAGATATGTAAATGTTGTGGTATTTCTTTTAATACCGTTTCTGTAATTATTTTTTTAGTAGTCTTATGCCTGATCATCAGGATAAACTGTTCTCCCGTTGTTCATAAACACAACGGTAAATTTGTCTGTTTTGAATTGTACATTCAATTTACGACAAAGGTTTCTTGCGTGACCTGGATTACTAAAGCTAGTCTTTTTATATTTTGGTGTAGACTCACTATCCAAGTAATGTTGTGACTTGAGATTGATAGGTTGCCCCTCATAAAACACGGCCCAAATACCACTAGCTTCTACGATTTGGTCGCATTTGTAAGTTGTCTTATCTACTATTTCTAGTAAGACTTTTGGCTGTGTTCTACTCATTTGAATGATCCAGCCTTTAATTCAATTTGTATTACTGGTTCATCAATTGGCTTTTTGTCAGTATTTTTTTCATAATACTCTACTAAAATTTTAGCCAATTCATCACGCAGACCTCTAGCCTCTATAATAGGCATAATAAAGTCTTTGCTTTGTTTACTTTCTAATAAAGAAACTTTTTCAATGAACCGTTTAATATAAATCATTAACTATTTATCTGGTGTTCAGCATCCAATTTAGTTTTGAAGGGTCCCATGTATGGATAGCGTTGTACAAAAATATACTTAGGACAAAATACTACTTCGTTTTCTCCTGTATGATTTAGAACGAACCAACCAGCCGCATGAAAACACTTGCTTTTTGGTGTCTTGGTATAGATATGAAGTTTTCGTTTAATATCTAAAATAGAGTTGTAAATCTTTCCAGTCGTGGGATAGTTGGCGAAAGGAAGTTGTATTTTAGTTTTGTTAGATTTTAGTGTTTGGAATTCAATATTGGTTGTACGTTTGAGTTCAGTAGTAGTTTTGTAATGAGTCTGAGACCCATTAATTTTAACATCAAATCCTGAACCATTGGCGATCACATTACCGATTTTTTTATCACCATCGGTGATAACCCAATATTGATCTTTAACAATAGGTTTGGCTACAATTTCAGACATGTTATTCCTTTTTATTAAGCATAAAAGCCTTTAGCACTTCGTTTGCTTCTGTGTAATCTTCATCGGTATCGCTTTCAGCAATTTCAATAAGCAAAAGCCAATACAATTGTTCTGCTAGTTCACGGTCATCGGTTGACAAGGTAGATACCCAATCATTGAATTCTTCTTGGGAGCCCAATCCCCACATGATATCTAGCATTGCTACTTGTTTGTCGGTAAGACCATTGATAGTGATTTCTTTACTCATTTTGAAAATTCCTTAGATTTGAGTGAGATGACCGTTGTAAGGAGAGTTTAACCATTTAGCATATGTTTCTGCTTGTTCACTAATCTTAGTCAATTCGTACTTGCCGCAAAATTTCATAAAGTGAGCACCTACTTGGGAGGTTGTAGTAGTACGAACATCTTTTTTGATTCTATCATCAACCGCTATTTTAATATCTTCGGGCTGTGCTGTCAAGTCAATTAGGGTACGATTACGTTCATAACAATCCCTAACACGGTTTTCAACACCTTCGTGATCTACCCAACGTTGAAGCATCATGTTATTCCAATGAAACCCTTGCTTTGTACGGTCGGCATATGCCTCAATCAATCCAATTTTATTTTTACTACCTTTAGTACGGACGCCGGGGTATGCTGAAAATACATTATCGCTTGAATCACCTCGCATACATTTTTCAAATAGATGAAATTTAGGATCACCTAATAGTTTAGGTTCTTTTGTTTTCTTATCAATTACCAACCTTCCTTTCTCATCATGATATCCTTCGGTAGTGATAAGCTGGTTAGTGATACCGTTGTACTGATGTACGTTTTCACTAATAAGTTGGATATAATCAGTGTCAGAAGAAATAATGTAATGCGTATCATCAGGATGTAAATGAACAAAACGGGCAATGATATCATCAGCCTCAGCCCGTTCATGCCTGAGTACACTGACATTAGTTTTTTCACGCATGAATGTAGTAAACATATCATACGTTTCCCAAAACATTTTGTTTTCGGCTACATCTGCTTCAGTCATAACGGATTCATCAAGTTTACGATTTGCCTTATATGGCTTATAGTAATCTTTCCTCCAGCTACGACCTTCTAAGCAAAATACAATGTGATCAATTTTAAATTTTTTAACTACCTGATTTACACTTGCTAATGTAAGATGCAGAGCCATGCCCACCTTTTCTTCCACTGTACTATTGCGGCTAGCAATATGCCGAGCACGGAAGAAGGTATTTGCGGTATCAATAAGTGCGTATTTCATGATTAGGATAGTATATAGTTAGACATAACGTACAAAGTATACTATTATTTTAAATTATTGTCAAGTTTTTTAAAACTTTTCGCAAGTAAAAGCACCCGTTCTTTAAAATCGTCCATAGTTTGATCCATTTTCATTTGGTTAACCCACCATGCCACGAACCATACATTTTGCGGTGTGTATCCGTTATTGCTATTAATTCTATCAAGTGAACATTTATTGGGTAATGGTCTATTTTTTCCTAGTTCTAAAACGATAGGGACACCACTAAGGGCACATTTACCTTCTTGTTTCTCAAAAAGTTTAATTAAAAAATTTTTTAATTCTACTTTACCTTCATCACCCTGCCACTTTTCAGATAAATGAATTTTTCTTTCTTTTTGAGACCGTGACAATTTATTGGCCATTACTTCCCAAAACAAATTAGAATCGTTTTTTACTTTATCTTTGTAAAAGGTATCATAATCATACCATCTTGATCTTAGTTGTTGAATAAGCTTTTGATGTAGGTATCTGTTGTTTAACCTAACCTCTGCCAGTGTTCTACATGGACCAGCTGTAATTCCCTGATTATCCATGTACTGAAACATATTATTAATTGTCCCTTGTCCTGAGCTAAATTTATTAATTAAATTTTCATACTGCAAAAAATCTTGTTGCGAAAAAGATTCAATTAAAGGAAGGTGTTCTTTTAATTTATTAGTTTGACTATCATAATTTATTTTTTTAGGTTTAGTTCGCAATAACTTTTTTTTAGTGGTAGTATCAATTTTTTTGCTACCTAATTTAGACATTAATAATCCCTCTAGGTATTTGCGGTATCAATGAGAGCGCATTTCATACATGTATTATATACTACTATTTAAAATAGAGTCAAGTTAAATGGTTTCCAAAAACTTATCAGGATCGTTTTTAATGTTTGAAAAATATTTACTGGGACGATAGGGCAAATGATTTGATTTAACCCGATAAATTTCAGTATAATTGCAGACTACAATTCTATCTTCAATTGTGCTGACCAATTTTTGCAAATCATTTAATTCACTACTTGGGTCGATCCATTCAAGTTTTCTGTCAATTAAAACCAATAATTGACTACGATGTTGATTTTTAAACCAACGTTCTAACGCTTCTATTTGTGACCGTTTGCCATAATATAAATTACAAAACGTTTGAATTGATGCCGAGGGATAACAATATCCCTTTTTTAATCGCCTCTCTTCGTTGGTTGTAATGCCAAACCCTTTAATATTATTGTGTGATAGTTCTAGCAGATAGAACCAAGAACAATCACCAGTCAATGCTATTGCTTTGGACATATCCGTCTACCTTGTTTTTAATATGGTCAGGCAAGTAATCATAAATATCTTTATTATTATGAATAAAATTATAGGCATGACTGGTTACTTGACAAGTGCCGTTTAATTTCAAATAAATTTTTTGCATGATAGACAAAAAACAATCATCGGTAGGACTAGGAACTTTCTTGGCTAAAGGATTACAAGACCTGAACCAACGTTCATGTGTGTTTGTAACTTCAATACGAGCACCTGCAAGATCCGTAAAAAGGTCAAACACAATAGCATTTAAATGGTCTGACAGTTTTACTAACTCTTTTCTAGTCCAACCAACACTTTTACCATATGCAATCATG